CGCGACAGCCACCGACAACGGCCCGGGAACGCAGAAGACGAATGAGCCGCGATACGCACAACCCGCAACGCCATCGTTGCCGTTCCGACGGAGACCACAACGGAAAAGGGCCGTCCCTTTCGGAACGACCCTTGTATCTGTGGAGCTAGGGAGACTTGCATCAAAAGTCCGTCAGAGCAATGATTCCAACACTTTCGCTCGCTTACATAACACAGCGACCCATTAAACGACCCATTTACTATCGATGGATCAGGCCTCGCGTGTCTGTCCCAAACGGGATGGATACTATTCGAAGATAATCGACACAGTGGAAGGAACGGCAATGGATGACGCTGGGCGCAATGCATTTCAATTGGGCGATTTCTCTCTGAAGTATTACGGTCCGGCACTCGAAGAGGATTCATCGCTGAACGCCAGAGTGCTCGCTCCCGCACTCCTTGATCTCTCCGATGCCATTGAAACAGCCAAAGCCGAAGTATCCTCTGACTCCGAGATCGAACTCCGAGTCAGAGCAACGGAAAAAGGCTCCTTCGACATCATGATGTTCCTTCAAGCCGTGGGGCAATTCTCAAACACTGTGCAGGGCCAGGGCTTGGAATACCTGAGCAATCTCGGTGGAGTCGGATTCGTTGCGGTAATCATCGGGGCAATCAAATACTCCAAAGACCATTTCATCCATGGCAAAGGGACAGCAGTAAAATCTGTACCAACCGACAACGAAGACACGACGTTCTCCGAAAAGAAGACAACCATAAGATACCCAGACGGCACCGAAGTCGAATACCTGGAAACCTCAATGAGGATCGCCCAAAACAGGAAATTCGTCAACAGCGCCGGCAAAGCACTTGCAGGCCCGACCAATCAGGACGGTGTGGACGGCGCAGAGTTGCTGAGCTCTGGTGAGCGTGTGACGGTTGATAAACACGTTGCACGGAACATGGCTGAATGGACGCCGCAGGAGGATATCGTCAGCGAAACGGACACCGATCTGACGGTGCAACCTCTTGATGCTCACTTCGAACCTGGAAAGAAGTGGCATGTCACCGTCGGCGGTGAAACGAAGTATTCAGTGGACATCGCAGATCAGGAGTTCCTGCGAGAGATTGAGAATGGGAAGAGGGTCGGCAAGAAGGACATCTTCATGGTCACTTTGCACACCGTCTCCTCGATGGGCAAGGATGGCAAGCTTAAATCAAGCCACACCATCACGAAGGTCAAGAGACACATACCCGTTGAGGAAAGTCAGCAGGGCGAATTTGAATTCAACGCTTAAACGTGCATTAATTCAATACCTAGTCACTCCATCGTCGGCTTGCTAATGATCAGAAGGGGGTGTGTGGATTGCAGTAATCCACACACCCCACCCCATCATCACCTCTACATATCGATCCGCGAGAAATGCGTCGTGGCGCTCGCGGAATAAAGAAAGGGCCTCCATGAGCGGGGCTCTTGATCAGTGTCTAGCTGTGTGTCAGTTGAAGATTCCGTATGTGTCGCACATTGCAGCGCCGGAGGTGCCGGAGCCTTCCTTGTGGCTTTTCTGCTTCCCGTTCACGGTGACGGTGCAGCTGACCTTCTGGTCGTCGGTTCCGGTGATGTCGCCGGTCACGGAGATGGTGTATCCCTTCTTGGCGTCCTCGCCGGATATGGTCTTCGACCATTGTCCGTTGAAGTCGGCGGTGTTGGAGGATCCGGCCTCGCCCCAGATGACGGTCCCCTTGCCTGTCGCAGTCGCCTGTAGGGTGACCTGCTGGTTTGACGTGTCGCTCTTGTCGGCGGCTCCGGACTTGTCTGAGTCCGTCTGCGAGGAGGAGGTGGGGTCGGTGATGTCCTTAATTGCCTTGGACGCCGCGGATTGGACGGCCAGGGTGATGATGAGGGCGATGACGCACAGGATGGATCCGGCTATGGCCAGTCCTCGGCCCTTCTTCTTGCCTTTTGCCCCGGTGGTGAGTGTCGCTATCACGCCGAACACGAGTCCGATGACCGCGAGCACGGCGGCGCCGTTGTTGACGATCGGGATCCATGAGAGGATCAGGCCGACGATTCCGAGGACGAGCGCGGTGACGGCCATGGCGCTTGTCCCCTTCTGCTGCATGTGCTGTGGGACGTATCCTGTCGGAGGTTGCTGCGGCATGGGCTGCTGCGGCGTCGTTGGGTGTGTCATGTGGGTTCCATTCTCTTTGTCAAGGCCTCTTACCTTGATGGAACCTTATTTTATCCTGTTGGAAAGCTTAACGCATTGTGGGTGTCCCTATGCCGTCCTTCTCATGGGTTCTCGACGTCCTGCCGCGCGCGTGGTTTCGTGGTCGAGAATGGTTCGGTAGTCCTCGATGACCTGGATCGTGACGCCCAGTTCGAGGGCGAGGGCCCGCGGGTCGGCGTCCTCGTGGATGCGTTCCGCCATGGCGTATTCCGAGGGTGCGATGAGGCTGGTTGCGGTCTCCTTTCGCGCGCGTCTTTCGGCCCTGGTCCCCGCCAGGTCGCCGCACCCGTGGTCGTGGTGTCTGGCGTGGATGATCTCGTGCTGCAGCGCACATAGGTGCTGACGCGCGTTGAGCGTGTCGTCGATGAGGATCAGGCGCTGCTCCTCGCTGTACAGCCCCAGCACGCCCTGGACGGGCATGGGCAGTTCCCTGACCTCCACGCGCATGAAGTCCGCCTCTTCCATGAGTGCCTCTATTGACTGCATTCGCTCCCCCGTTTGATATCTCGGTCAGGCCCCGTAGTCGTCGACGTCCCTCTCGCCGAGTTTGTTCGAGTCCCTGTTCGCCGCAAGATTGTATCTGGAGGGATCCGCAGCCATGTCCCTGATGGACTGTGCGGAAGACTCCCCCTTGATATCAGTTCGCTCCTCTGCAGGCAGCTGGGAGATGTCGATTGATGGGCTGTGTGCGGAGTATTCGCCCATTTCCTCGATGAGCCGTTGATAGGCGGCGTCCACGATTGCGCGCGGGTCGACACCGATTAGTTCGCAGGTGTTCAGGAGCGCTTCCAACGGCATGGACGGCTTCGCATTCAACCACTTGGAATAGCCCGACCTTGAGTGACCAAGCTGATCCGCGACTTGAGTCTGCGATATCTCATGCGTTTGGAACGCACCCTTGAGCTGAAGACCTATCAACTGGGCGAAACGATGACTTCTTGCTATTCCAGTATTACTCATGACGTCAGTATATTTCTACATTCGTATAAACGCAATCTACATAACGGGTAACGCTTTTCTCAAATAAGCAACATTCCGTTTGACATTTCGACATCAGTAGATTACATTTCCTCATATGAGCAAATTAGAACTTCGTCTGTGGATAAGTTCCCGTGTCGAAGGGCTTATCAAATCCAAAGGCATGACCAAACGCGCCGTGTCGGAGAAATCCGGAATGCCGTACTCCAGCCTCAACAGCAAACTCAAAGGCTACCGAGGGTTCGATATCGAAGACATTCTCGCGCTCGCCGAAGCCATCAACGAAAACCCCGCAAACCTCCTACCACCACAATTCCACAATTCAGCACTCGCCGGGGAGAAGGAGATCGACGATGACCGTTCAGGGAATCTCTGAGAAGCAGCCGGTGAGCCATCCGACGTTGTCCGACCTGATGGACGTCTTCCGCACCCTTGTCGCCGAGGCGTCTAATGCGAATATGCAGGTCGCCGTGCCATTGCATCAGGCGACGCTGATGCTGGGCATGAAGGACGACGAGTTCACTCGGAATCTGATTCGCCAGGGTCGTATTCGCGTGCGCAAGGAGCCGGGGTCGAAGACGACTCTGGTGTCGGTGAAGTCGGTTCGCCAGTACATGGGCGACATCCCGAAGGGTGCGCGGTGATGGATGGGGATTCATCGGAGACCGGTCGCGTGGCGTGTGTTGTCGTGTGCGCCGTGTGTGTGGTGGTTGCGCTCGTGTGGCTGGTGGGGAGCGATGCCATGGTCACGCCGGTGCGCAATGTGCTGGCGGTGCTTGTTCTGGCGGTGGCGCCGTGCGTGTGCTGCTGCGTGCTGGCCGGTGATGACGATGCGTGAGACGACGGCGTTCCGCTGGCCGTTGACCGACGAGGGCAGGGCTATGTCGTTCCCCGAGCTGTTCGGGGAGCTGCTGGAGACGATCAGCGAGATCAATTCGCGTGCCGAGTGGCCCCTGGTCGTGATCATCCCGAATCCGGGCGACGTGACGGTGGATCGTGCCGGCGGGGTCATCACGGCACGCTGCAAGTGGGTGCGCAAGAGCGCGGTGCGTCATGCGCGTTGATCCGGAGGCGGCGGGTCGCTCCCCGCGTCGCGGTTTCAGCGAGACGGAGCGCCAGGCGTTCAAGGCGCATGGCGTGCGAGGGGTGAAGACGGCCGCTCTCGGGGTCATGGGATCGTGCGAGTGGCGGCGCCTGGTGGAGCTTGACGATGCCGGCGTGAGGTTCACACGGCGTGTGGGCAATTACTGCGCGCGGTGCGGGCGTCCGGTGCTGGACGCGCTTTGCGGGCAGCCGTTGAGTGACTATCCCATCGGGCTGCTGATGCACGCGATCCATACGAACGACGGCGGGGAGACCATCCGCCTGATAACCAGACTGTCCGAAAGGGGACGCATGTGATGAGCGATGAGACGGTGATGACGATCGCGGGGAACCTGACCGCGGATCCTGAGTTGCGGACGGTCGGCGGCGGGGCGAGCGTGGCGAATTTCACGATCGCCAGCTCGCCCCGCGTCTATGACCGTGACACCCGGCAGTGGTCGGACGGGCAGGCTTTGTTCATGCGCTGCGCCGCATGGCGTGACCTGGCCGATCATGTCGGCTCGAGTCTGTCGAGGGGCATGAGGGTCATCGCGATCGGGAGGCTGTCGCAAAGGTCGTATCAGACGCAGGATGGCCAGTCCAGGACGGTGGTGGAGCTCACGGTCGATGACATCGGTCCCTCGTTGCGTCGTGCGACCGCCACGGTGGCGCGTTCGGGCCGGTCGGGTGGTTCAACGCCGAGGGACGTGCGTGAGCCGATTCCGTGCGTTCCCCGTGATCCGTTCAGCCAGGCCGAGGCCGAGCAGGGCCTCGAGGAATTCTAGGAGGAGATCATGAGTGTTCAGGCCACGAGCTGGGCGTTGCGCGAGGCGCCCGTGGGCGGTGACGTCACGTCCAGGCTCATATTGCTGATTCTCGCGGACTATGCGAAGCCGGACGGCACGGGGGCTTATCCGAGTGTGCACACGGTGGCGCTTCTGGCGCGTGTGAGCGACCGGTGCGTGCGCAAGCATCTGAGTGATCTGCATGCGTCGGGCGTGATTCGCAGGGGGGATCAGAGGATTCTGTCGCACATCCGTGCTGACAGGCGCACCACGGTGTGGGATCTGTGCATGGCCCCTGCGGGCGAGTCGGGCATGAGCGTCGTGCAGGAGCGTGCGATCGCCGTCGGTCTGGACGGGGTGAACGACGGTGCACCCCGTGCGGGCGGGTCCGAGGACTCGAACGGGGTGAACGCCGGTTCAGGCCGTGACGCGGACGGGGTGAACCAGCATGCAGGCCGTTCGACGCCACGGGGTGAACGGGGAGGTATCCACGGGGTGAACGGTGGTTCACCCAAACCATTAGATAAACCCATAAATACCCCTATGGCCCCCACGGGGCCCTCCACCGACATCGAATCCAGAAACCCCAGACGCGCCCTGCCCGCCGACTGGCGCCCGAACGTGCCGGCGAAGATCTACGCCGCCGAACACGGCATCGACCTGCCCTCGGCCAGCGGCAAGTTCCGCCTGTGGGCCATGAGCGACGGACGCCGCCTCCGGGACTGGGACAGCCGCTTCCTGCTGTGGCTGCACAACGAGAAACCCATCCAGCCCGCCGGCCCGGAACAGCCCCACGCCATCCACACCCACACCTGGCAGTGCCGGCACGTCAACCGTCTCCTGCGCCGAGAGTCCGACGAGACCCAGCCCGACGAACTCGCATGCACCCTCGCCCGCAAACTCAACAACGGCGCGAGCGACGCCCAGGCCCTCAGCGAACTCGGCCTGACCGACGAATGGGAGGCGGCATGAGCAGCCGGGACTGGCGCGACATGCGCCCCGAGGACCTCGACGGACACAGATTCACCGCCACCACCAGACACGGGGCCACGCTCCACGGCAGACTCGCCATGACCGGCCCCACCGTCCTCAAGGACACCGACGCACTGGCCGTTACCCTCTACCGGACCAGGGACGGGCGAATGCACCTCAACGAACACCTCTTCACGCACATCAGCATCGAGGCACGACGATGAGCCGGCCCACACGCAAAACATGCAGCCTGGTGGACGAACGCGACGAGCGACGCTGCGTGTGCTGCGGCAAACCACTCGAAACCGCGCTCGCCGCGAGCCGCCACCATCGCCGCATGCGCTCCCACCCCTGGCCCGGACTGCATGAGACATCCAACCTCATCGACGTGTGCGGGTCCGGCAGCACGGGATGCCACGGACTCATCCACGAAAACCCCGCACTCGCACGCTCCCAGGGCTGGCTCGTGAGCGCGTACGAGGACCACCCGGAGACCGTGCCGATCAACACATACCGCCATGGATGGGTGCTCCTCGACAACCAAGGCAACTGGACACCAGCGAAAGGAAAACCATGAACAGCAACCAAACAAGCATGGCGCTCGCAGGCATTCCGCGTGTTCGTGCGGTCTCCCCGGATGGGACCGTGTCGGCGGAGGGCTGGTACTTCCGTCATGTGAATCGCCAGCCTTGCCCGGGCGATGACCGGCTGAAACCGGGGGATGTCGACGAGTGCATCGTCACGGACGGTGACGCCGACTGGAACCTCGAGCCGCCTACACATATCGAAATCATCGAGGAGGAACGACCATGAGCTGGTATTCGGATAACGGTTTCCGCATCACCCGTGATCGCTCGATGGATTCGCCGGGCAACGGCATCAGGTTCAACTTGTCGGTCTACGTCGGCAACGGTCGCGCCATCAGGCTCGATCTGACGAAGACCGACGTCCAGGGCATCAAACGAGAGGCAACGAAAGCTTTGAAGGAACAGAAAGAGGAGCAATGAACATCAGCATGCCACCCGCACACGCATGGGAGAAGCAACTCACATTAGTCGTCGACGCCGGCTCGGTCGTACTACATGCCACCCGCACACGCATGGGAGAAGCAACACTACCGGCACGTGGCCGATCTGCCGACATTCAACGTGCATGTGTTCGACGCTTTCGGGACCTTCGCCGGCAACATGGTAAGGGCCATCAGCAACATGGGGAACGCATACAGGACGGCGCTCGCCGACATCGCTTCCCCGTCCTCGCGGGATCATGAACCCGACGAGCCCATACGCATGCCTGCAGCCACGATCGACGGCCTCATGGACGTGGGCGCGGGCGGTGTGGGTGCGGGGGTGTACCACCAGTGCTTCGTGGCAGGCGCGAAATGGGCAGCAAAGACCATAACGAAGGGGAACCGATGAATAACCCGTCAATCAAATGGAACGAAGAGAGGAAATCGGAACCGCAGTCGAAACCGGTGAGGATCGCCACGGACGTGCTCATCACGACGATATGCGTCGCGCTGACCGCGCTCATCGTCATCGGAATCGTCAAACTCACCCTCGTAGCATTCTTCTAAGGACCAACATGACCCGGCACCCGCGATGCGCAAGCACAACCAGGGAATCCACCACGAGCGGCATGACGCCACGCCCAGCAGCCAGCATCGGTCCACCCAGCATGCCGGGAGACAGGCACATCGTCATCAACAATGGAAGGGAATAGGATGGGAAAACCGTTGACCATGCATGATGTCCTCGACGCCTACGCCGAGTACACCGCGGAGAACGAAAGCCGATCCCACGCCGCCGGGGACATCGACGGGCTAAGGGACGATCACTACGAACGCGCCACGATAGTCTTGGAGGAATATGTCGCGGACAGCATCCGCCAGGCTTTCAAAGCCGCGGCCACACCACAACTGACCGCACCAATGCTGACACCGATGGCGATGAGAATCTGATGAACTGCAAACAATGCAACAGCCAGACCAGCGGATCCGACTACTGCGATAACTGCACCACCGCATTCGCCAACAGCCTGCGATCCCTGTCCACGATGCTGCCTGACCTACGCCTGATCGCCGCCAAACGCGCTCGCGTCACCGCAAGGCAGCACGGTGGCGGCAACCGGAGCATAGCCCCGATACCGCTGAACATGGCCGCATTCCAACTGCAGGAGGACATCATCCGCTTCTCCGACATGCTCGGAAAAGCACTGACCCTACACTACAACCGCCACATGCCAGCAGAAAGCCTTCTCAAGGCCGCCGCATCCCGCACGCCGACACTCCTCAAACGCATCGACTCCCCCCACATCATCGCCATAGCTGCGCGGTACCGGCATCAAATAGTGATGCAACTGACCCCGCCCGAAGACAAACGACTCATCGGCACATGCCCCTCATGCCAACGCGACCAATGGTGCACCGACACCGACATCGCCGGACAATGGATCGTCTGCAAATGCGGGCAGACACTCAAGGTGCGTGATGTGCAGGAGCAACATCTACTCATCTGCGCCCTCGCATCGGGAGAACACGCGCAGGGAACTGCAGCCGGGATATCCAAGCTTCTCAAGGTCAACGGCATCGATGTCAAACGCTGGACCATCAGCCAGTGGAAAAAACGAGGAATTCTTAAACCATGCGGATATGACGGTAACAGTCCAATCTACCGTGTGTGGGATGTATGGCGGTGCAGTACACGGCATTAGCAACTGTCCATATGATATTTCATATAATGAGGATATGTTAGGTCCGCAGAAGAATCCTTTGTATCGAGACGAGGCAGCAGCTATTTTTTTCCCTGAGATTGAGGCAAGAACCACTCAATTGACCAAATCATGGGCTGAAAACCATGTTGCATTTACAGAGTCTCATCGAAAAACAGCGTTGATGCAAAGTTCAAAGGACTGCGAGGTTGTTGAGCAGCTAGAGAGTTGTATTTCAACTGCGCTTGAATCGTTGAATCTCTCTGTACGTTTATATAACGAGTCGACAGTTGCTTCTGCACACTATGCCGTCATACGAACTGCGATTGAGACAACATCACTCGGAATCTGGTTGGGAAATACCGGAAAGAAAAGAGAGATTCTTAGTAAATCAATTAAGCTTTCATATCGCGATAACGAAAACCTCATCACGCTTGCTGAATTTGCTCACAAACACAATAGGGAACAGTTAAAGAATCGCAAGAAGAAACGTGAACGCTTAAAACATCAGTTTATTGAATCTGGATTTGCGAAAGAGATTGATTTTACCGATACTAAAGCAGTAGAACAGTTGGAAAAGAAATTGGGAGCATTTTCGGGTTACCTACAAATCATTAAAGAAGCAGATAAACGACTGCAAAGTAGGAAACTGGCCTGTGGTGAAGTTGCATGGAGAATGTGTAGCGGTGCAGCACATGGCTCACGTGACATAATAATTGGCACAGGAATAGCTGAACTTACAGGCATCTCAGACGAAACCACTGAAGAAGTAGCATTAAGAAGAGACTCGTGGAACACAGTAAGCTGCATGCTCCCCGCAGTTGAAAACTGTGAAAAACTGATTGAAATCTATCGTAGAGGCTAACAGCAAAGGTACGCAAATTCGCTCATATCGTGTATAAGCAATAGAATATCAATTACTCATACAAAAAAACAACAATGCACAAAAAAGATAACCGTCAACGTTCTTTGCACTCGCGAACCGTCAACGGCATAATAGCTATATTGGTGTTTACCATAACCGGGGCCGGGAGCAGTCCCGGGGCGATATGTAGATTCCCTCGATTCGCCCCCGAATATATCCTAAATGGCGAAAATTAGGCTCAGCTGGGGATAGGATTGATGCAATTACATCAGTTCCGCAGGGAGAGCAAGAAGTGGCCGGAAAAGCAAGAACTGTATATTTTTATACAGGCATTGAATATGATCAGAACGAGCAGCCTTGTGATTGGAAAAATCAAGACTGGCGTGATTTTATTCGCAATCTCGGTAAAACCTCTTCTACTTTGCATATTAACGGCAGCAACTGCACTGGTGAGGCAAAATCGAGCATTGCACCCGCCGCAGAATATTTTCACCTAATGAGAGAAAGAGCTTTGTCTGATTGGCCTGAAGGCAAAGGTGATGATGGATCGGTGGGGAATCTAGGAGAGATGGACTCGCTTGGGTTGCGGGAAATATATGAATACGCTTATCTTCTTCCAATAGACGGCACACCATATGTCGCCATGTTTCGTTCATCTGGTGGGCCAAGACCGGGAATGATAGAGAATTGGATAGCGGCATATTCAAATATGACGCAGAACGGAAAGAGCTTTAAGATTGCTCCTGTATTGCGTAAAAATGCTGTGCAAAGACTGCGTGATGCTGTTGGGGTGAAGGCAATTTACGCAAGATTCGAGGGTGAGATCCCATCGAATAGCGGAAGTAAGGTGCAGGACGCAGCAGTCGCTGCGGCTTCTATCCCTGGGGTAAGTGATTACGCGGATACCAAGATCGACATCGTGCTCTCTTTGGGTAGAGCAGTTAAAACCGGTCCTGGTGTCGACGGTTTACTCAAAGAGACTAATCAAATACTCAATTCGGCGCTTGGAGGTTCTGTCCAACGCGGTGTGACAAAACTAGTCGCCACCACCCTCCAAAAAAGGGACGATCAAATAGTGACTGAACCTGTAGATTTTATAGAAGAGCGCATGACCATATCTACGACCTTTGGCAACTCAGCCAACGACGTTATGACTCCTGAAGAAATTCTCAATGGGATGTATACAGCTATCAGAGATTTTCGTCAGAGGACTGGAGAATACTCCTACTAATTGACATTGAGAAGGGAGGTTGTCTGAGGATGCGTTACTTAACCGGATATTTGAAAGATCATCCAACATTCACGAATTTTCTTCTCATTATTACTGTGTTGGTGCATTATTCATTGACAACATTCAAGAAGATTCCAAATATTTGGAAAGAGATTATCGTTGAACCCGATAAGTCATTAGATGTTTACATTGCCATGCTGACCGTCGCGGCCCTGCAAGCAAGTTTTGCGGGCGTGATTGTGGTGTTTGGTCTTTCAACCCAGCCTTCTGCATTTAGACAATTGAGAATCCAGGCAGGAAACGAGCTGGTAAATAACTGGCTCTCAATCAGTTACAGCGGTTTCATCAGCGCCGCCATGGCGCTAATTGCTACTCTGGCTCAACTTATGGGTGGGTCTGAATATGCTCCTTGGTTCTTTGAAATCTCAGTGTTTTTCTGCGCACACGGAATTATCCGTCTCTTGTGGCTTTTGAAATGTCTGATTGGCATAGTGCAGAAAGATGACGTGCACGAGGCTCAGGGATTACATGGCAATCGGGAGTAAACTGCCTGACAAGACCATTTCGGGCTGATTTTGTCCCACAGCTCTTGCCGTCATATAATGGGCAGCATGGTTTCCGCCGTAGTTCAGTCGGCAAGAGCGATACAAGTCGCGTGTTCAAATCCCGCCGGCGGAAAATAGGCCCGAAGCTTAGCTGGTGCAAAGTGCGATTCTGAAAAATCGAGATCTCCGGTTTGATTCCGGGCGACTTAACCTATGTCGGTCACACAGTGCGACGCCGATCTCCAAAACCGACGGTCTACATTCGGCTCCTAGTGGATATACGAAACCTAGAGCATTGCCCATGTTGCAACCATGGAGGCCACATGCCGCGAAAGAACAACCGCCGCGCCAATGGCTGGCGCAGGGACCAGGTGATGGCACGTGTACGTGCGGCCTATGACGTGTGCTGGCTGTGCGGCAAGCCCGTCGACAAGTCGCTGCCGGCCGGTCTTCCGGGCAGTCCCGAGGTGGACGAGAAAATCCCCGTCAGCCGCGGCGGGTCACCCTACGACTTCAGCAACTGCTTCCTTGCCCATCGCTGGTGCAACCGTATCCGGTCCAATCACACCGTCGAATGGGCACGACAACGCATCCGTCAACTCAACTCAACCGGTCACGCTGAGAACATCAGACCAACATCATTGCCGCTATCGACGAGCGGAAACTGGTGACCCTGGGGAGTACACCCCCGCCACCCGTCCCGCAGCCGCCTCGGGTGCAGTGCTGTTCTCTCCCCGCGTGCTGGAAACGTTTCACGGTGTTCTTCACTCTCTCTGTGAAACGTTTCCAGTCCGACGAAACCACTGCGGCAACTGGGTTCCGTGAGGTCGCTACTGCTTGAAACGTTTAGGAGGTGATCGACCATGAGGTGTGCGGAATGCGGCGCACGGATACCCGACGCCGCACGGCACGGGAAACCGCAGAAATACTGTTCGTCGAAATGCCGTTTGCGCGCCTGGCGTCGTGAGAAGAAGGAGCAAGGAGACTCCCCCGCGAAACGACCGCCCAGGAAGACGGAATCCCGGAAGCCAAAGACAGCGCGTCCCGAACCTTGCGCAGCGAACCCCGTGCGAACAGAACCGGAGTCGGAACCATACGATGTGCTGCTCAAACGCACCCAGCACCGGTTGCAGACCGCGATGTTCGATCCACGCACGCCGTCAACCAGTCTCTCGGCGTTGTCGAAACAGCTGCTGACGGTTACGAAGGAACTGGACTCCCTGACCGGAGAAGAAGAGATGCCAGAACCCGCTGGATTGACGGAGGTTGTTGATGACGCCTTCGACCCCGAAGCTATCTGAAGCGGCACGACGACTCGTGGTGCCGTCCGGTATCGTCTCATCGGATTGGCCCAGGGTGAGGGCCTTGGCGAGACGCCTGTGCGGCATCGAATACGATCGGTGGCAGGACGGGCTCGGCATGGTTATGTTGGGCAAACGACGTGATGGATCCTACGCCGCGACTGTCGGCGGCATACTGATCAGCATCTGCCGGCAGGCCGGCAAGACGTTTCTGATCGGCACGATGATCTTCATGCTCAGCATCCTGACGCCTAACCTCAAGACGCTGTGGACCGCGCACAGGAGTCGCACGTCGGACGAAACTTTCGCGTTCATGAAGGGCATGAGCAACCGTAAAGGCATCAGACGGTACATCGCGGACGTGAGAAGCACGAACGGCCAACAGGAGATCGTGTTCACCAACGGTTCCCGGATCATGTTCGGGGCCCGTGAACGAGGCTTCGGTCGAGGCTTCGACGACGTGGACATCGAGATCTTCGACGAGGCGCAGATCCTCACGGAAAACGCGCTCGACGACATGATCCCCGCGATGAACACAGCCCCCAACGGTCTGGCGATCATGCTGGGCACTCCGCCGAAGCCATCGGACCCCTCGGACGTGTTCTCAATACGTCGGAGCGAGGCTCTCAACGGCTCCGACGACGACAAGATATACGTCGAATTCGCCGCCGAACGGGATGCTGACATCGAGGACCGGGAGGCATGGAGGAAAGCGAACCCCAGCTATCCGCATCGGACTCCGACATCATCGATACTGCGTCTGCTGCGGCAACTGGGCCCGGACTCCTTCCGCCGTGAAGGACTGGGCATCTGGGACAGCACCGTGACCGCGTCGGCCATAGACCCCAAACGGTGGAAGCAGGCTGCCGTCGACCAGCCCGACACCAATGGCCTGATCGGCTACGCGATCGACATGCCGCCGGACCGCAGCTCGCTGGCAATCGGCGGGTGCATCAAACACGCGGATGGTACCGCACATGTCGAGCTGAGGAGCTTCGAAGCGACCCAATCGAAAGGTGTCGCATGGGCAGTGGATTGGATCACTGAACGCTGGGATCGTACCGCGGCCGTGGTCATCGACAACCAGTCCCCCGCCATGGCGCTCCTGCCGGATTTGAAGAAACGGCACGTGAAGGTCATCACCACCAACGCCGCCGACATGGGACGCGCGTGCGGACGATTCCAGGACATGCTACGCGACGGCACCCTCACCCACCTGTCAAAAGGCGCTCAACCGGCCCTCGACCTCGCCGTCGCCAACGCGACCACCCGGAACATCGGCACGTCGGGCGCGATCGGATGGAACAAGCTCGGCACCGACATCGACATCAGCCCGCTCGTCGCCTGCACGCTCGCCCTGTACGGCACATTCATAACGAAACGAGACCCGAATCGGCGACAGAAGGTGATGATCTGACATGAGCGAACTCTTCCTGCCCCAAGGCGGAAGCCTGCGGATCGGCGGACTCCAATCGGGAAGCCCCGTCCTCTCGATCACGACCGACCACATAGGCATCATGCACGGCGAAGACTTCGAATCCAACGACCTTCCAGCCATCAACGAGCTGCTCGCCATATGGAGCGATAAATACCCACGCAACCTGATCAGGAGCAGATACTACGACGCCCGCGAGAATCTCAAGGATTTCGGCATCAGCATCCCCAACCGGATACGGCAGAAGGTGGGAGCGGTAGTCGGCTGGCCCGAGAAATCGGTGCGTGCCCTTGCCGACAAGAGCACCTTCGAGGGGTTCGCGGTGCCCGACGGGGAGGATAACCACGGCATAGCGCGGATGATGGCCGACAACGAGCTCGACGTCGACGTGTCGGAGGCCATCATCAGCGCGTACAAACACTCGTGCAGCTTCATCACCGTTGCCCGCGATCCCGACAGTCCGGACGACGATCCACGAATGCTGTTCATGCCCTGCTCGGCGGACTGGTCTGCCGCGAAATGGGACCGTCGCCGCCGCCGCATCGCGTCGGCGCTCACCATCGTGGACGATGATCGCGAGGGAAGGATAACGGAGTTCAACGTCTGGCTGCCGGGAAAAACGTATCACTGCACTAGAATCCTTGGAAACTGGCAGGCCGACAGATTCGACACGAACCTAGACCGTCCAACGGTCGTGCCGCTCGTGCATGACAAGACGATGGACAGGCCGTTCGGTCGCAGCCGCATCAACCGCACGCTGATCAATCTGACGGACACCGCGTTCCGGACTATTGTCCGGATGGAGGCGTCCGCCGAATTCTACTCCGTCCCCAAACTCTGGTTCCTAGGTGCCGACCCCGACGCGTTCAGCGCGGACACCTGGAGCTCGCTGGTCAGCGCCATCAACTCGATCAGCAGGGACGAGGACGGCAACACGCCGGAAATCAAGCAAATCAGTCAGGCGAGCATGACCCCCCACGGCGACATGCTGGAGACCATAGCGATGCTCGTCAGCTCACAGACGGACATACCCGCCGAGAACCTCGGCATCAGGGTAACGAACCCGACAAGCGCGGAAGCGCTCGCCGCAGCCGAAAACAGCCTGACTCGGACAGCCAACCGACAGAACCGCTTCTTCGGACGGCAACTCATGAACGCGCTCTCCATGGCCGTGCAGATGCAGGAACGGCTCGAAACCGTACCCGACGATCTCAATGACGTGCACCCGGTCTGGTCTCCGACCAAGGAATCGTCCGACGCCTCGAAAGCCGACTACTACACCAAGATCGCCAGCGTCAACCCGGCGTTCGCGAACAGCGACGTCGGACTCATGAAGGCCGGCCTCACGTTCGCGGAAATCAAATCCCTACGCAAGTCCCAGCAGCAGCAGCGCTCGCAGGAACGCGTCAGCCAGCTGAAATCGCTGGGCACCAGCGCAACCGAGGGGGCGGATTCCGATGGATCTGAACAATCTGCATCTGGCTTCGGGAAAACGGGAGGAGCTGCGGCGTCTGCTGGACAAGGCTCATAAGGATTATCAGACCAATCTTGATAATCTCATGGACGCCGCCGCCGACGAGATGGAGACGGTGCTTTCGCGCAGCCCTATGGACGCGCAGGAGCTCGTGCGAGAATACACGGCGGACGCAAGCCAGCTGACCAACGACTACTACGACGATCTGCGAACGTTGTGGTCGGAGTATTCCTCAACCCCTCTGCCGGATTTCGACCATACCACGCTTGTGGATTCCGACCGCGTTCTTTGGCAGGTGCAGGGCGGGTTCTCGAACACGGACTTCAACGGTCTCACGTTTTCACAAGTGAAGGCCGGAAAAAGCCGGGCGGGCAAAACAATCGAAGATCTATGGCCGTCGTTCTCCAATCTGGACGATTCGCAGCAGTTCATCGCGGACATGATCACCGCGTCGACACGTCTGACGGTGCAGCGCGATATACGTATCGACCCAACGAAGCCACGCTGGGCGAGGGTCGCCGGAGGAAGCGAGCCATGCGCGTTCTGCGTGATGCTCGCCGGTCGCGGGTTCGCCTACACCAGCGAGGACGCAGCCGATTTCGGCGGGTCATTCCACGACGGCCACTGCCGTTGCACCATAGTCCCGAGCTGGGGAGCGGACAAAGCGCTCACCAGCAGCCAGGAAACATGGAAGTCCATGTACGACGCGGCTAAAGGCGATGCGGAGGCATCGTCGCCAAGCGCCGTCACGCAGTCCATGCGCCGTCTCTACCCGGACGCCCTGCGCGACGGACTGTACGAGATTTCGGGAGAATGGCCCGAAGACGTGGTCCGACCATACGCCCGTGTCTGGGAGCATATACTGGGCAATCACTCCCCCGATTCGAAGATCGACGGGAAAACGAGATTTCCGGATGCATGGAGCGAAAAGAAAATCAAATGGGCCGTCATGCAGACCGTCACCGATCCGCAGCGGACCCGCGAATACGATGCGAACCGCGAGAAACGCGATAGGATAGTGGATGGTCAGATCATCCGAGTGTGGCTGCAGAAGACACATGCCACGCAGAGAAGATACACAGTATGGACAGCCTACCCGATAAGCGAACAGGAAAGGGCGAGACTATGGACAGCGATGCAGAAGCGCGAAGCGCCGCGATAGCCCTGGCCCCTCATCTCCGCGAGGTGATGGACGACGAGTCACGCGACGACTACCAGTCGTGCCTGACGGCGGGAGAGCCGCAGGTCGCGCTCGTCCTGCTCTTCGGATTCATCAAGGAGAGCAGCGATATTCCACAGCCCACGCTCATCCGCGCGTTCCAGGCGCTCGACTCCGACCACAAGGAAGAGTTCCGGCATCTGCTGGAACGCAACCTAAAGACGACCGCATAGCGGCGTCACCATTCCCCAACCACCCGAACGGGTGGTTTTTTTATGCCCGAAAAGGGCCCGTCAAACAAACAAGGAGACACCATGCACATCAAACGGACACCGACGCGCATCCGCTGCATCGACACACAGGACCAAGACACCGGCGGACAGGGATCGGAACCGAAACCGAACGTAAACGACCCCGCCGGAGAAAAACAGGACTGGAAGACGAAGTACGAGGACGCGATCAGACACTCGCGCGACTGGGAGAAACGGGCCAAGGACAACAAGAACGCCGCCGAAGAACTGAAACAGCTCAAGGACGCCAACCTCAGCGAGCAGGAGAAGTCCGCCAAGCGCATGAAGGAACTCGAGGCCGAGAACGCCGCCTACAAGACGGCCAAACAGCAGGCCGCGTGGAAATCAGAGGTATCCAAGAAAACCGGAGTGCCCGCGGAACTGCTGCGAGGTGACAGCCTCGAGGACATGCAGGCGCTCGCCGACTCCATCAGCTCCTATCTCCACCCCAAACCGAAGGCACCCGCCATCCCCGGACAAGGGCAATCCCCCACACACAGACCGGCGAGCCAACAGACCCGAGAATGGGTCGGAAAACTCTTCGGAAACTAAACAAACCATGATCGAAAGGATCAGACAATGGCAATGACAAGCGACAAGGTGCAGCTCCCCCTCGAGGTGGCCACAGCGGTCATCAACAAGGCGAAGGACACCAGCACCATCGCCACACTCAGCCCATCAGCGCCACAGCTGTTCACCGACAAGGACTACCTCGTTTTCAACGGAACGTCCGAAGCCGAGGTGGTGACCGAAGGACAGAAGAAATCCAGCTACGAGCAGGACACCGCCACGATCACCGCAAGGCGTTTCAAGGTGCAGACTACCACGCGTGTCACCAACGAACTCCAATGGGCCGACGAGGACAACCGCCTCCAGATCATCAGCGCGATCCAGACCGACCAGGCCGCGGCCATGGGACGTGCGCTCGACTACGTCGTCTACCACGCCATCAACCCCAAGACCGGCGACATTCTAGACGGATACAGCCCTCTCTCCACATCAGCGACACAGGTCAGCGCGGACGAAGACGACATCTCCAACGTCGATGCGCTCGCCGATGCCCTGAACGACGAATACGACATCAACGGCCTAGCGCTGTCGAAGACCTGGGCGTCTCGTCTGCGCAAGATTCGCGTGCCCTCCACCGGTATGCGCTACTACCCTGAGATTCCCCTGAACCTCAATGCCGGATCCCTCGACGGCATCGCCGCGGCAACCAGCGGAACGGTGTCCGGACGCAAGTCCGCCACTCCGACGAAGGTGCTCGCCTTCATGGGCGACTTCAGCCTCATCAAATGGGGCATGGTCCGCGACCTGTATGCGACGATCATCCCCTACGGCGACCCCGACGGTTCAGGCGTCGATCTGCAGAACGTCAACCAGGTGGCTTACCGGACCGAAGCCATGTACGCGTACGCGGTGCTCGACCCCAAGGGCATCGCCGTCCTCAAGGAGGCGTGACATGACGTTCCCCGTGCAGAACCTCATCGTGCAGAAGAGGACCAAAAACCACAAGGCAGGTCCGCTCGACGCGACGGTAGCCCTCTATAACACCGACGGCACCCCTTTCGCCCCCTCATCTCCGACGGGGGCGGCGGTCGCCGACGCCGCGGGAGAAACCCCGACCAAGGCCGAGTTCGGCGCTCTCCTGAAATCGTTGCGCGACGCCGGTCTGATCGCATCCAGCTAAGGGAGAGGCACGATGTCCGACGAAGCACCGCAGGCGTTCGCCGCCCCCGAAGATCTGGCCAAACGCTGGCGCGATTTGACGGACGCCGAGACGTTCACGGCGTCCGTGCTGCTCGGCGACGCGAGCGACAAGATCCGCACCAGGGTGAAGCGGACCAGCGACCCCCAGTGGGTCGCAGGCCACGCCCTCACGTTGGAGCGGATCTGCTGCGCCATGGTGAAACGCGCCATGCAGCAGTCCGTCACTGGTCTCCCCGATGGGGTGAGCCAGTCAACCACAACCACAGGGCCGTTCACCGACGGCTACACGTGGTCGAACCCGGACGGGAACCTCTATCTCGCCAAGGAGGACCTCAGGGACCTCGGCCTTGGGGCGCAGACCGCGTTCCACGCCGATCCCACGAACCCGGAGACCGTCTATGGAGACGATTGACGTCTACCGGGGATCCGAAGAGCAGGACGAGGACGGCAACGTCATCCAGGGCGCGGTGCCCCTTTGGAATTCGTTCCAGGGTCTCGTCGCTCCCGTGACCGTCCCGGAAACGCCCTCGGAGATATCCCTGGGCGTGACATACGACCACACCATCTACATCCGTTCCGGCACCCCGACCGGCATCCTTGACACCGATCTGATCGGCGTCAAGGGGCGCAGGGTGCCCGTCGATGGTGTGGTCGCCGTGTGGAATGACACGCAGGGCGTCCATATCGGCGACGTCATCAACGTGAAACTGAAGGAGGGCTGATGGGCAACGTGAAGGTCGTGCTCAACCGCGATGCGTTCCGACGGCAGGTCCTGCACAACGCGACGCTGTTGGATGACGTGCAGGAGCAGATGGAGGGCATGGCCGAGGTCGACAGGGCCGTCACGGTGTACCGCAATGACGACCGCGACACCGGCAACGTGGTGGCCACGGCACCGGCGCAGTTCGAGGCGGCGCACGGTGTGCTCACGCAGATGCTCGGCATGGTGCGCGTATGAGCGTGTACCAGCCGCCCGTCAAACCAAGACGCGTCGAACCCGTCATCCTCGACATGCTGCGCCGTGAGCGCCCCGATGTGACGTTCGGTTCGCTGCGCTCCCCCGCCAACCCCACGCGGGAGTGCGTGCTCGTGGGCGAACCGCAGGGCACGCAGTCGCCCGTCACCCAGTACGTGCGCCTCAGGGTGAGCGTCTGGGTGCGCAGGGACGATACGACCGGCGACATCCCCGCGGCGCAGCACCTCGCGAACGACATCATCTCCTCGATCACATCGAAGGGATGCGTCGACCCGATAGTCACTGCGGAACTGTCGAGCGGCCCCATTCGCATCACTGACGACACGGGCCCCATCTACATGTACGCGATCGTCCTGCTGACGGTCCGCACCGACTGACCACCAGCATGCCGCCACATGCCGTGACAACAACACACTACGAAAGGCATATGGCAATGGCAGACAACGATTACATCACGAGCGGCAACAACGCCGATCTCGCCGCGCTCATCAAGGACTACGCGCTCTTCCTCTTCAAGAAGGGTGAGACGTACACGTTCCCCACTTCCTCGACCTGGACGCCACCGGAGGGCAAGAAGCCCGTCGGATACAACTCGGAGGACGGGTCCACCCTGCACCCCGAGCCGGGCGACACCACCGAGATCAAGGGACATAACGGGGACGTCGTCGTGTCCGAAACCGAACCGGGATACTGGACCATCCAGTTCGCCGGCATCGAATGCCGCAAGAGCATCGCCGAAGCCTACTTCGGCGTGGAGGCCGACGAAAGCGGCGCGTTCCACGTCAAGGACGCGACCACGCCGCTCGAGTACGGTGTGGTGCTTGCCGGTCTCGACCAGCACGGCAATCCGCTGGTCCTGGGTGCGGCGAAGGCGAAGGTGTCCGACCGTGACGACATGACGTTCAAGAGCTCCGACACCATCAATTTCAACCTGACGATGAAGTTCTTCAAAGCGTCCGACGGCTTCCAGTTCCACGTGTTCGGCCTGCTTGCCGCCGAGAAGGCCTCTTCAACCACCGAACCGTGACCCAATTCTTCCCGACGCCGCAGGATGGCGGTCCGGCGACGCCGGGAACCCATTTTCATCTTCCAGGACCGCCCATTCTTAGGAGAACAACATGAACGATGCCAACTACGCGGTGGTCGAACCCGAAGTCAACGAGAACGACGTCCAATACCCCGACGTGCACCTCGAGGCCCTCGACATGAAATTCGACCTGCCGAACATGAACAGCGCGGATCTGCCCATCGAGCTGATCAACGTGATCCTCATCATCAAAAGCAAGATCGTGCTCTCCGAAGAGGAGAACTACCACGCCATGGCCGTATGCCTCGCCTACTTCGAACAGATGCAGCCGAACCTGTGGAACAAGCTGCGACGCGCAGGCAACCCCCTCGGCTGGGTAGCCGGCATCGTGAAGGCATGGGCGACGGAATCAGGCATCGACCCAAAAGCGTTCACCTCATCATCCTCCTCCAAACCCACCCCGGCGCATTAGACCACGACTGGCTACGCGACTACCACCGAACCTACCGGCCCATCCACCTCGAACAATGGCTCGACGCCCCACGCACACGCAAACCCACTTCGAACATCGACTACGGCACCGCATGGCAACTGACACGCGAACTGCTACGCGACCACACCAGCAGCAGCTATGCGGCGCTCGCAAACTGGTCGTACACGCCGACGGGCGCTGAGATCAGCCTGTGGGACCAGTTCGAGCTCGAAGGCCGGCTCAAACGTCGCGGCTGGAGGCCATGGACGGACCCACGCACCGACCAGTTCCGCCAAACCAAGCAGGAAACCGATCAGGAGCGCAAGGCGCGCATGAAACGCCGCCACCACCTCAACGAGGTGTTTCACATCACCGAATAACCCCACCGCCATGGGGTCCAAGCCAATGAAGGACCCCCATGGCACAGGACATCGGCACCGTATACGTCCAAGTCAAACCCTCCGGCAAGGACTTCGGCAAAACACTCGAAGGCCAGATCACCCCCAGCATCGACCAGGCCGGAGCGAAAGGATCCACCAGCCTCACCAACCGACTCGGCACCGCATTCGGCAAAATCGGCAAAATCGGCCTCGGCGCGATCACCACCATCACCGGCGGCATCGTCGCCCTCGCCGCCAAAGGCGGATTCAGCCGCGCCCTCAACATCGAAAACGCCAAAGCCAAACTCAAGGGGCTCGGACACGACAGCGCCAGCGTCACCGAGATCATGAACGACGCACTCGCCAGCGTGAAGGGCACCGCATTCGGGCTGGGAGACGCCGCCACCGTCGCCGCGAGCCTGTCCGCGTCGGGCGTGGAGCAGGGCTCGCAGCTCACCAAGGTCCTCAAGACCGTGGGCGACACGGCGCAGATCTCGGGGCGCTCCCTGACGGACATCGGCACGATCTTCGGGTCGGTCGCGGCGCGCGGCAAGCTCCAGGGCGACGACATGCTCCAGCTCATGAGCAGCGGCATCCCCGTCCTTCAGATGCTCGGCAAGCATCTGGGGAAGACCTCCGGCGAGGTCAGCGCCATGGTCTCGAAGGGACAGATAGACTTCCAGACATTCGCCGACGCCATGCAGGAGGGCATGGGAGGGGCCGCCCTGTCCGCCGGCACCACCTTCACGGGAGCTCTGGCGAATGTGAAGGCCGCGCTCTCCCGGCTCGGCGAACAGGCCGCCACGCCCATACTCGACGGGTTGCGGGGCCTGTTCAACCAGGCCATCCCCCTCATCGACGGGTTCACCGCAGCCGCGACACCCGTCATGCAGCAGGTGGGTGCCGGCCTGCAGTCGGGACTCGAGTCCGCGATTCCTACGATTCAGGAGTTCTTCACCCAGCTTTCGCAGAACAGCATCGTCACGGCCCTCGGAGGGGCGTTGCAGTCGCTGGGAAACATGGCCGGGGAGACGTTCGGACAGATCGAGTACCTCATGTCCGGCGTCACTGCAGACTCGTCCATCGCGGCGGCGTTCGGCAGGACGGTGGATGGCCTGTCGTCCGTCATATCGCATTTCTCGGGCCTGATCGACTCCGCCACGACCGCTGTGGGGAATTTCATTCTTGGGTTCTCCGACGCCGGAGCGCTCCAACCGCTGCTCAACGCGATTGGCGACATCGTGGGAAGTGCCACGGATCTCGTATCCGGTGTGATTGGCGCCACGACGGGAATCCTGGACTTCGCAAACACGAGCGGGCTCGCCTACGGGGCGGGAGAGACGTTCGCGAGCATGCTCGACGTGCTCGCGTCCGCGCTCGAATTCGTGTCGCGCAACATGGACTGGATCAAACCCTTCGCCGCCGGAATCGGCGGCATCGTCCTCGCATCCAAAGGGCTCGGGGCCGTCACGAGCGGGCTCGGCTCACTCGCACAGGGAGCCAACGGAGTCGCGGCGGCCGCGACCGGCATCTCAAAATGGATAGACCTCACCATCCAGCTCGGCGGGATGCCGGCGGCCTTCAAGCGGGTGGCATCCGGGATGGAGCTCATCAAAAACGCCCAGCTCGCATGGAGTGCCGTCACCAAAGCCGCGACCGCCATACAGATCGTATTCCAGGCGGTCATGGCCACATCCCTGGGACCCATTACGCTCATCGTGGGCGCGCTCGCCGCGGTGACGGCGGCGGCCGTCTGGTTCTTCACCCAGACTGAGGTGGGGCGCAAGGCGTGGGCGTCGTTCACGGGCTGGCTGGCGGGAGTCTGGGCGGCTACCGCGTCCACGGCGGTGGGCATATGGAATGGGCTCGGCTCCTTCTTCTCGAACCTGTGGTCCGGGATCGTCGGAACCGTCAAGGCAGCGGCGTCCGTCATCTCCGCGTTCCTGCATTCGGCGTTCGGTCAGGCGATCCTGGCCGTGTTCGCACCGTTCATCGGGATTCCCAACCTCATCGTGCAGAACTGGGGCCGGATCGGCTCATTCTTCTCAACCCTGTGGGATGGAGTCAAGTCGGCCGCATCCGCGCTGGGTGGTTTCTTCTCCGGCGTATGGTCCGCGATCTCCTCGGCGTTCCTTGCCGGCGTCGCCGGCATCGGAAGGATCATGGCGGGCATCGTCACCGTGATCGGCGCCATACCCGTATGGCTCGGGCAGCAGCTGCTCGCCGGAATCAACGCCCTGTTCGGCGCGATCGTCAACCTACTCACCGGCTGGGCATCCAACAGCACCGGCATCGTGCACACCCTGCTCGAGGGGATCATCTCCTACATCACGACCGTATGGAACATCCTCAGCAGCATCGTCAGCACCGGAGTGAACCTCATCCGCACCATCATCGTCACGATAGTCGACCTTCTCCAAGGAGACTGGCAGGGCGCATGGAACACAATCAGCGCCTTCCTCATAGACACATGGAACACAATCACCACCTTCCTATCCCCCGCGCTCGCGGCCATCTCGTCCGCGTGGAGCGCCGTGTGGGGAGCGGTCTCCGCCTTCTTCTCCGCTGTCTGGTCCGGGATCGTGGCGGTCGCCTCGTCCATGGGCTCGGCGCTGTACGGAGCCATCTCCGCCGTGATGTCCGCGATAGGTGGCGCGTGGGACAGCGCATGGTCGGCGATAAGCGGGTTCTTCTCCGCGGTCTGGAACGGGATCGTGGGATTCGCCGGACCGGTCCTCGCGGCCCTGAGCGGGGCGATCGGAGGCGCGGTCTCCGCGATAGGCGGCGCGTGGAATGCCGCATGGTCGGCGATCCGCGGCTTCTTCTCGGCGGTCTGGAACGGCATGATCTCCGTCGCCTCCTCAGCCGTCAATGCCATCGGAGGGGTCGTCGGACGCATCCGCGGAACCGTGCTCGGCGCGCTCAGCGGGGCCGGCCAATGGCTCTCCTCGGTGGGCAGGAACATCGTCAGCGGTCTCATCGGCGGCATCACCGGAGCGTTCGGATGGCTGAAGGACACCATCACGAACCTGGGAAACAACGCCCTCAGCTGGGCCAAGAGCGTTCTGCACATCCACAGCCCATCCCGGGTGTTCCGCGACCAGGTCGGATTCATGATCGGCGCCGGAATGGCTCTGGGCATCGACGACAGCGGAACCGTCGTGGAAAGATCGCTGAGGAGCATGAACCTCAAGCTCCGGGACGGCATAGACCCCGTGGGCGTCACGCTGAGAACAGGCGCCGGCGTCCCGATCGACACGGCGCGTCCCGGAAAGGAAGGAGCCACGGTGAACCAGTACATCTATCCGCAGCAGGACGATCCGCGCATCCAGATGCGCATGTGGGGACGCGAGGCCTCCAGAGCGATGGCGGGAACCGTATGAGCGCCGGAAACGTGCTCAATGCCGCCCTCGGAGGCATCACATTCCATGCCGACACCACACGGGGATGGCTGTTGCAGGGCATCACCGGCTGGACAAGCCTGGCGGAGAGCAAGGCCGAGGTAAGGGAACGTCCCCAGGCGCACGGTGCGTTCGACCCGGGAACCGACTGGAGGAAAAGCCTCGCCATCAGTCTCAAGGTCGCCTGGCTGGGAGACGACCAGCAGGAGCTCGAACAGGCCATCGACTCGCTCAACGACCTGGGAGCCCTCGACCACCCCGTCCCTCTCAGCGTGACGACCACCGCCGGAACACGCTCCCGCACGGTCAGCATCCGCAGCATCGACCCGCCCGACGGACACGGGCGCAGCAACCTGGGTGACATCCCGATCGACATGATCGCCATGGACCCCCGCGTCTACTCCCCCGCCGCCAGCGACATCACGGGACCGCCCAGGCATGGGGGCGGATTGCTCTTCGATTCCCCTTTCAGGACCGGATGGACCGGAGACGTGGATCGCTCCCCGAGCACGCTGGCACGCGATGGGAACGTCATCGCCAAGAACCATTATGCTGACCCGAATGCGCTGATAAACCAAGGGGGGTGGAGTTCGAACGGCAACCTGGCAGCCATCCGTGCGGAGGATGGCATCCACTGGACGCTCGATGCTCCATCGCCGTATCACGTTTTCTGCTTCTTAACCTTGATGAACGGCGGCGGGAACACCGGCATGGTGGGTTTCGCCCGATGGAACGAGACAGGGGAAAAAGCCTCTATAGAGAATTCGACCGAGCTGGATTCCGGGCCGGGGTGGTGCGCGTCGCTGTTGGGGGAGGGAAATCACGCTCTTTTCGGTCAGCTCGGTTTCAGCCTGACGCCATTGGAATACGGTCTCTATACGGCCGCGGACTGGCAGGCGATGCAGGAGGCGAGAATCGCATGGTTCGACGGGGACTCGTATCCGGGTCATCTGCTGTTCCCCGTGGGGTTCGGCGAGCCGGGGGACGACGGGAGGGCGAGATTCATCAACACGGGGACCGCGCCGACCTCGGTCAGTCTCACGCTCACGGGCGGGGGCTCGCAGGGCGTCACCCTCAAACGCGTGGAGAACGGGGCGACGCTCACGCTGGCGCGCCCGTGCAACGCGAACGATAGAATCGTGTTCGACTCGTCCGACGGGAGCGTTCTGCTGAACGATCAGGCGGAACTGTCCGGATGGATGACATCCGACGATTTCGACGGCTTCGACGTGGGTGCCGCGCAGACATGCACGGTGCAGCTTGGAATTCTGGGCGAACCCGTCGGCGATCCCCGACTCGTCCTGACAGGCGCACCTGCACGATGGTAGGGAGGGAGGAATCATGCGCGTTCGACTATGCGATCTGAGGACGGGACGGAGGATCCTGGACATACCGTTCCTCTCCGCTTCCTGGACAAGCGAGATCAACACGGCGGAAAGCGTCTCCGCGAAAGTGGACCTCAACGACCGCCGAATCCGCAGGCTGGGACTGTACAACGCATCATGGCCGGGACGCACCGCCCTGATCGTCGAGGACGAGCATCTCAGCGTCGGCGGCCCCATATGGACACGACGCTACGACCGGGACGAGGGAACCCTCGAAGTCACGGGCAAGGGGCTGTGGAGCTACTTCGACTACCGGACCCTTCTGCCCCTCATGGCGGACACGGACAACCTGGTCAACCCGGATGGAACGGCCAACACAGCATTCGACACGAATCTGACGGCCATGAGCTACGAGACGATCGCTAAACGATGGATTCAGCAGTCCATGCGATGGACCGGGGGCGATCTGCCCATCGTCTTCCAAGAGGACGTTCCCGGGACCTACCGGCGCAACGTCAAGGGAGCCGAACTCAAACTCATCGGCGACATGCTCACGAACCTCACCGGCGTCGAGAACGGCCCGGACATACGATTCCAGCCCAGACGCCAGCAGGACGGACTGGGATACGAATGGATGTTCATATGCGGTCACCCGCGCATCACCTCCACGACCGTGACGAAATGGGACGCAAGCGTCTCCCGTTCACCGGTCACGGGACTCGTCGTCGAGGACGACGCGTCCAACCTCGCGTCGATCGACTGGCAGACCGGCGGCGCGTCCAGTGACCAGGCGATCATCGAACGCGCCGTGGACCACGGACTCACGGATGCGGGCTTCCCCCTGTATGAGAGGGCCGAAAGTCTGTCGAGCAGCGTGATAGATCAGCAGACAGCCCTGAGGCATGCGAGCGAATCTCTCAGGACGTCACGCATCCCCCAACGCACGTGGAGCTTCGACGTGAAACGCGACCACCGGCTGGGAATCTACGACGCGGGATATCCGGCGTCGGTCAAGACGCGCGGCGACCCGTACGGCATCCCCGACGGCTGGCACCCCGTGCGTATCATGACGCTGCAGGGATCCTCCGACGGCGACAACATACAGGTACGGACGGGAGTGGACTATGGCTGACCCACGGGTCTATACCGACGACTACCGCAAGGTCCTCGGCCAGCTCGATGACATCCGGCGCCGGGTGCGCAACCTGGAGGTTCCCACCGACACCCAGTTCAGCCAGACCGTGCGCAGGATCCTTCAGCTGTTCGACCAGCTCGACGAGCAGGTGGCGTCCGCCATCACGGCGACGAGCTATACGAGGCAGCAGATCGACTCTCGGGATACGTCGACCTTGGATGCGGCCAAGGCATACGCGGAGCCCCGCATCGGGGTGCTGGGAGCATCGAAGGGCGGGACCAACACGGCGAACGGGTACAACAACCTCTTCAGCGTCGGTCCGTACCGTGCGGCATGGCTCCTGTCCGACGGCACTCTGGGAACCAGCCAGTCCAGCCGCACGGTGAAAACCGATTTCCACGAACCCGACATCACCCTGGAGCAGCTGCGCTCCGTGGACTGGATCGGCTACCGGTACATCCGCGACGTCAACGAGAACGGCGATTCCGCGCTGCCCCGTGTGGGCATGATCGCCGAGGACCTCGACGACGCGGGACTGGGAATCTTCGTCGTGTACGACGACGACACGCTGGAACCCGCCGGCATCGACTATGCCACGCTCTCGGTCGCGGCGATGCACATGGCGAAACTCGCGCACGACCGGATCGACCGGATCGAAACACGATTGTCGGCCCTGGAACCAAAGGAGCAGTCATGAGCATACGCAACGGGTGGCCCGCGGTCAGCGGCGCCGCAGACCAGTTCGACATCCGCGCCGCCCTGCGCGCCACCACCGCGCAGGACGCCGACGGGCGGATAAAGACGGGGTGCGCAGTCAACGCGCAGAGCCTGAAAGCCTTGGTCACGCCACGCCAGGACATGGCCGTCGACCTCAGCACCAGCGACTGGATCCTGGACAGGCACGGTCCCATATTCCTCTCGGTCGACGGCACGGAGACCATCGGACTCGATCCCGCCCCCAGCGCCAACTCGCGAATCGACACCATCTGGATCAAGCAGCAGGAGGCCCAAAGCCCCATCGGCGACCCGTCCGATGGGCCCCTCGCGGGCAGGACCACCGGAACCCCCTCCATCAGCCCGACGCGACCGGGAATCCCCGATGGCGCCCTGGCCATCGCCGACGTGCTCGTACCCAGCACCGCCACCAACACATCATCCGACGGCGTGATCATCACCCAGAGAGCCCCCTACACCGCGATGCAGGGAGGAACCCTCCTGTTCCGAAACACCACGGAACTCGACTCGTTCACCCCCTGGGACGGGCAAAGGGCCCGAGTGATGGATGTCGGCGAATACGTAGGATCCGGAGGCGTGTGGGTTTCCCAATCCCGGATCCAGTCGGGCGTGTTCGCCGGCCAGAGCGACCCGAACGGCTACGTGAGCGTGACCCTGCCCGCGGCGATGCCCTCCGCGCCCGTCGTGCTGCTGACGATGGGCCCCACGTTGAACGCGACGCTCGCCTCATACGAGGAGCTCAACCTGGGCGAGGTGGACGCCTCGCACTTCACCGTCCACGCCCGCAACACGACCACCGGGGGCAGCATGGGCAAAAACCCCGTCACGTTCCACTGGGTGGCGATCTGGATGGGCTAGCTTTCCCAATCCCGCACGCTTCTGGCGACGTTCCGTGCGCAGAACGCCACCAGCTTCGTGCTCTCGGGCGTGGCATCGCTGATCGTGCATCCCGCGGACGGCTGGATCGAGCCGGACATGTGCGGGGTGTACTCCGCGGTGGGCGTGGGATCGTTCCCGTTCC